CATTGGGAAAGATGCCAAAGTAATAGCTTTAGCAGATGGTACTGTCAATACATTGGCTGTAGTCTGTACTATAATCTCAAGCAAGGATGCAATCTGAGCACCATTCAATGCTTGACTAGCTACATCTATAGGAGCTGCTGCAGTTTCTGCTGGTCCACTCACTGCTCCTGCCTCTTGAGCAATCTCAATGATGTCATTCTTTTCAATAGTCACCTCTGATGGCACTCCATTGAATGCCAATATCTCTTCCACTGCAGTCGTTATGATGCGCTGAAATGGCTCAATAACTTGCTTAGTGAATACATATAGCGCAGCCTTTATCTCATCTGTATTTGACCCCAATCCATTGCCATCAGTTCTTACTCCCATAAGCAAGGGTGATGTCACTCTGTGCGCTACAATGATCTGTGATGTAGCCTCTTTGGAGAGGTACTCATATTGCTTGTCAGCATCAGTAATTGGAAAGGCTTGAATGTTGGGAGCTTCCTCCTTATTCTTTGTGAAAGTGATAAGAAACTTTCCAGCGTTATGAGTGCCGGATAAATTCCTTTCAATTTCTCTACTGATCATTCTCTGAGCTTCAGGTGATGGCTCACCATTGGCAAAGTTGATGTGAAACGATGGGAAAAAACCATTTAAGATATTGTTCACATGGTATTCACTGATGTGCCTGGTCAGTTCAATCCAATCCTTACTACTGATGTAGTCTGGTCTAGGATAGTACATTGATCCCACACTATGCAAATGAAAGAAAAGGACTTGTCTAGGTGATGGATCTTCGGGATTGAAAAGAGGTACATATTCCGGCTTATTCTTTTGCTTTCTGATGTCCATCCAATCTCTACTATACCACACTCCCACTACTTCATCCTCACTGTCTGATATAGCTAGTCTCACATTTTCATAGGGCAAATGATTGACCTTAACTATGCGAGTATGGTCCATGCTATAGATGACCTCCCAATAAACTCCCCCTTGCAATTTCAAATCTAGTGCTGTAGAGCCCAAGATACTATCAAGCTCAAGCTTTGCAATCTCCACCTGGCTTGCTGGATTTTCACTCTTGAAACCTTTACCAGCTATCATGAATGAGATGCTATTGACTAGACTACCATGCACCGGAGAACTTTGATATAGGTCTATCAAATAATTTGGCATTGAGTTACCCTCACCCCATTCAACCCATCCCTTTGTGGTCTCTTTCTCTACTTCCTCTACTTTGATATATTTAGCAAAAGCTAAATTAGTCAGATTATTGTCCATTGTATATGTAGTCTGATGGTGTTGTAAAGCTCGGTGTCTGATAGTAGGTCACTCCCCAAGTTGCCTCCATGAAACCTTCATCTATCAGTCCCAAAGATAGTGATGGATCTAAGTTAGTTCCACTGTTTTGTGCATAAATAAAGTAGGCATATCTGCCTGGCTCAGTCAATAAGATACCGTTGTTTAGGGGATCATTGACATTAGTGTCAAATTCCAAGAGACTAGCTCTCTCATTTTCACTCAGGACTTTTGGTATGAAAAAATACTCCTGCCCGGTATTAGCATGCACTAGCTTAACCAGGTAGTGAGTATAAGTAGCAGCCAAGATCAGCTCCCCCTCTTTCAAAGAGAGGTAAGCTGTCTGTGCGGCTGTATTAGTTTGTACAAATAGCATCTGCTATTTTAGAGAGTAGGTGCGTCTATTGTACCATCAAAGTCACTCACGATAGAGTCAGCTAAGCGATAAGCTTTTGCAGCTTCCTCTGCAGTGAATGTAATTTTGTACCCATTGACATCCCCCTTAGCAGTACCAGTCTCAGTTGACTCAGTAGCTACCTCTGCACCATCCTTATATCCCATCAACCAATAGTTGTCATTGTTGTCTTGTACGATGATGATGTGACGGCCTCTGCTGAATGTGTCAATCTGTAATCTGCGAGCTGCAGTCAATTTAGTGAATTGAGCAGTCAAGGTCTGTGTGTAGAAAATAGTGTTATTCTCTTTTGATACAGTGGCAGCTTCAACAAAGTTACCCACATGAGGTTTCATGTTGTAGGTCTCCCATGTTGCTGCTGGTAGAGCTGTTATCAGTTGTGTTGTTGGATCTATTGTAGCTGCATTTGTGATTGTTGCATAAGGACCAATCCAAAAGGCCTTAATACCACCAATAGTATTTTTGCAATCTACTAAAAACCCTGCTGTTGCTAAACATGCCATATTTTCAATTTTTTAATTAGTTAATATCTATAAAAAAGGCGGAGCCAAATACCCCGCCCCTTTTTATGTTAGATGTGTTAGTCTTAGAATGCTACAGCTACATCAGAAGCAAAACCAATCTGAGTACCAAAGCGGTATCTCATTGCCATGCGTACATTGTCAGATGCATCAGTCAAGCTCATATCTACAACCTTAACTTCGTTCTGATCAGATACCAAGTCAGTACCTACGAATAAGTTCTCAGGTTGAGCAAATAAGAAACAGTCATTGGAGAAACCAGGACATACATAGATTTCGTATCCATATACTTGTCTCAAGATGCTGTTGTCAGCAGGCTGCAATGGACCACCGGTACCAGCTGCCATACAAGCTTGCATGTACATTTGGAAAGTCTTACGGCTCATGTAACACTTAGTGTTAGGAGAACCTACAATAGCAGCAGGAATCACAGCTACAGTAGCATCAAGAGCAGTCATGATGTTACCAGCAGTCAAAGCAGCAGAGATATTGTAATCAGGAGTACCTGACTTAGCATCAGAGATAACTTTCAAAAGTCCATTGAAAGCAGTGTATCCACTAGCTCCACCTACAGATCCTGAGAAATTACCTACCCACAAGTTGAACTCAATCTGCTCAGAGATTTTGCCAGCTAAATAAGTCAATAAAAAGTCAGCAAAGTTAGCAGGGATAACATCGTTGATGAAACCTCTACCGGTCTGCATAGCTTCCCAGTCACGAGCAAAATCAGCTTTACATACTTCGATGTTAGTCATCAAGTCAGTCACTTGCAATACAGCCTCTGACAAAGTCAAGGTAGATGTGCTATTGTCAAAATTACAGCTTGCAGCCTTTACTAGATTTGCGCTTGCTAATTTCTTCAATACAGCTTTGAACTTTACATTTTCTTTGACCGTTACATAGCGGTTAGCGATGGTGTCTCCAGTCAAAAGAGCAGCACTGATGTAGGGTAAAGCTAATTCCCCAGCATAAGAGCTATTTGAGATGGTTAAATTACTTGCCATTTTTTTCTTTTATTAAAAATTATTTATTTGCGATTATTGCCTTGATTCTGTCAGCAGCATTTGTGTACTGTATCATAGGCTTGATTTCTTTCTTTACTGCTGTCTGCTTAACAGATACAGCTGCAGCTTGAGTTGATAGAGCAGTATAAGCAGCTTTCACTGTGTCAAGCTCCTTGCTTACCTCAGCCATCTCAATCTCTTTAGAGCTAACGATTTTTTCAAACTCAGCTTTTAAGTTATTGAACTGCTCAGTCAGTGCTGTCAATGCATCATCAACATACTGCTTAGTAAGTACCTCAGCTTGTTCAGCTTGCTCAGCTTCTACAGTCACCTCTATTTCTACTTCATCCTCAGCTTTAGGAGTAATAGCTGATACCTTGCCATCAAGTACTGAAAGCACAGTGCCATCGGCAACAATATAGTCACCGTCAGCAACAGCCACAGGATTGCCATCAATATCCTTAGTGTAAATTTCAACCCCAAGATCCCAGCTTTCAGCCGGTGTGAAAACGATAGTGCCATCCTCTAGTGCTGTTTCAACCATAAATTTAAGAGCCTCAGCGGTCTCCTCCTTTGTTACCTCAGCAGTTTCATCCACTGATAACTTGATACCATGAGCAGAAAGCTTTTCCTGAGCTTTTGCCATGATCTGATAAATGCGGTCTTTTACTTCCATGTTGCTTAGTATATAATCTTATTTCCTTTTTTCAAATATCTTCTCTATCACTGACAAGCCTAGTCCACCTCCTGCTATTAAGCACAGTGCATCATACATAAATTCAGGACAGATTTTGTCCTTATCTGCAACAGTTGCAATGAATGCAAGAGTTATGACAGTGGCAGTACATACAAGAGCTGCAAATCTCTTTGAGCTCATGTCATCATTTGCACTGATCAGTTTTTTTATGAACTCTTTCATGGATGCTCTAAGATGTTGAGTTCCTCAATCATCTCATCTAGGATTCTTTCTACCTCATATTCCTCCATCATCTTTTCCTCATTCTCTAGGAAATATCCCTCTAGTGACCATCCCTTAAACACACCATTCTTAACATCCTGCCACAATCCATCATCTTCCACATGGCCACCAATATACCAGGTGCCGGGAGGAGTAGTGAAACCCAATGCTGCTGACTTATCTTTAGTGGCATCTGTCTGTATCCATGTCTCTACAATGTTCACCCCTTGCACCGGTACAGCATGTTCTAAGTTAGTATATTGGTGCATGGAATTTCTCATGTACTTCTGCGCTATTGTCTTAATCGTCTCAGCTTTATATGTTGCCATCCATTCCTCTTTAGTCTTGTCATTGTAGCGGTAGATCAGTTGGTCTGGTATCATCACGGGACCATACAACATGCGCTGCTCACCACTCTCCACTGCTGCGAACTTTAGTTCCTCTACTTTCTCTTGTGCAGACAGTGCTATCCAGTTCACCATGATGGCAGGATTTTCTACCAATGACATGCAATAGACTCCAGTCTTTTGGTCATCCTCATTGATTACATACTCAATGATCTTCATTTTCTTTTTAGTATCTTCCATAGTATTATCCTCCTCCTAGTATAGATGCGGTGTTTTTTATTTTGAACTCAGCTTGCTGTGCATTGCTAACTTGCCCTGCTAGTACATAGGTCTGCAATGGTGCAGCATTGACATTGCCCTGCAAGAAAGAAAGATTGAGAGCTGATGGTGATTGTGATGTAGGTGCTGACATTGCTCCTCCGCCTGAAGGTGATGGCATTGTTGGTGTATCAAGTCCTCCACCTCCACCTCCTCCACCTGGATTGAATTGTGATGCTGCAATCTTAGCAATACTAGCAGCTCCTGCAGCACCTATAGCTACAGCATTAGCAACTTTGAGAGCCATACCAAAAGGCTCTGGTACAGTGCTCACTGCATTCAATGCATTCTGCACCCCCATGATTGTGCTGATAGTTGTCTGAGTGATACCTAGTGCCTTGCTTATCTTGAAAGATTTCTCAGCACTAATCAGTCCACTTGTAGTCATGGCATCTGTCAAGCTTTGTGCAGCATTCAGATATTGTATAGCTATCTCTAATTTTGATTGCTGTTTCTTTCTCTCTATTTCAATTTGCTTTTGACTAGCTTCATCTGCTCTTTGTAATTGCTGACTGACAAATACCTTATCATATCCATCAAGTAGTTGATAGGCAGTCTTAGCAATCTCAGTTTTTTCTATAGCTCTCTCCCTATCTTTATCAGTCATTTCTTGACCTAGCTTACCCATCTGCTCAGTCAGATCAAGAGCCATTTGATAATCTTCGGCATCTTGATCAGCATTGAAATCTGATAGTGCTTTTCTCCTATCTATTTTCTCTTTCTGTGCTTTTTCCTCTTTATCCTTATTTTCTTTAGCTTTAGCTTCATCTTCTTTAGCATAAGCCTCATCAATCTTTCTCCTTTTCTCTCTGTAAACTTCATTCAATTTTTGGATGTCCTCAGCACTTGCGCCCAATATACCTAATTGTCTTAAAGCTTCATTGTATTCATCTTGAATAAGCTTATAGGTCTTTTGTCTTTCGGTCAATCCTATAAGACTATACTGCTTATCTAGCTCTACTCTTTTTGCACTTAACGCATTCAATCTTTCCTGCGTCAGTTT